CACCAGTGATTGCCAAGTCATGGGTCATGAACGGACGGAGATAGGCGATATCCCAGAACTCATAGTCCAGGAAGTAGCCAGTCTCGGCAGGCATAAGACGGTTCGGAACAATCGTTAGATTGCCAAAATCGCTGACATAAATGTCAACCGCTGCCACAACGTAGGCAGGCGACTTATCGTTCGCTGCTGTACGTAGTTCAGACACAGACTGTGATAATGCCGAAATGGCTTGCTTGATAACACCGTCAACCATCAGGATAGTCGGGCTTGCACCGGCTTCCCAACAGGACTCCATCACCAATTTGATGTCATCTTCAGACGGTACTCCGCCAGCAGATGCAACAGCATTGGTAGTGATCCAAGCACCTACACCCTGTGTAACACGGGCAGTGCTAGACGTACCTGCAGAGGCAGCGTCATCAGATAGGAGCATTTTCTCCATATCCAATTTGCACTCTTTAGCACGTTTAGCCATCTGGTAGGCTTGGGTTGACTTACGACCAGCGAAATCAACAGCCTCTGCTGTGCCACTGGATCGAACAGTCTTCGCCGAAATCTGAGTGTAGTTACCTACACGTTCCGGTTCTACGACTGCCAGAGTTGCTGCATCGTCCCCCTCAACATGCCGGTTATCGGCTGCATCGCCCAGGGTATCAATCTGCCACTCAAAGTAAGTGTTATCACAAGATGATTTGCCAATTCCACTCATGAATGGCGTATCTTCCGGTGAGATGTTATAAATTATGTTTGACAAGTCCTCACGGATGCCAACGGCACCGTAAGTTTGTCGAGTATTTGCTGGTACTGTCATTGTAAATTCCCTCCAAGGGTTATATTAAATCCTCCAAAAGACGGGCTGCATCCTTTGCATCCCCTGTCTTCTTAAGGCGTTTCATTGATTCGGCCTTACGCCGTTTTGCAGTATCTGCTTTGGCACGTTTAGCACCTGCCTTAACCATCTTGGGCTTGTTCTTAACTTTCTTGGTTTTGATATCTGCACTTTGTAGTGCATCATACTTCATGGCTTTTAGCAGAACATTGACTGATCGTGCATCTATAAGACCGTCAATCTCTTCTTTGCTGTAGCCCTGATCTAAACCATACGTTCTGATCTGGCCTGCTATCTTGGGTTGTTCTACCGGATCGCTCCAGTTAGGGATTAGTTCATGCAGTTTTCTGCTCTCCTCGACTATAGCCGTTTGACGGGCATGTTCGATTTCTGCTTGCTGCTGCTGTGCTATTTGTCCCTGCTGTGCTTGAACCATTTGTATACGTTCCTGTTCCGATCTAAACTCATCACGTTTAGTTACGTATTCAATAGGATCATCCGCCTTTAACTGTTCCCAATTAATCGTAGCGTACCTGTTCATCCCCGCTGAAAGTTGTTGACCAAGTTGTCCAAGTGCCTGCTGATATTGCTGACGCTCCTGATTCAGTTGAGTCATCTGTCCTTCGAATTGACTTCGATAGTCCTCTATAGACTTCCGCTCTTCTGCAATCTCTTGTGTCTTCTTGGTGTAATCCGACTGCCTGTGATACCCGGAAACTAACTCCTCCAATGATACTTCAATCTCTTCTCCATCTACTTTGACGGAATAGACATCTGCATCATCGCCTTCCTCTTCACGGTTGTCGGTTCCCTCATACTCTTCATCTTCTTCTTCAGAGTATTCGGCCTCATCTTCTGAAACTTCCTCTTCCTCGATGGGTTCTGATTCTGTTTCTTCTGTGGGTTGCTCTTCTTCTACCACCTCTGGTTGTGCATCTTCAGCGTCCAGTAGTGATAAAATCTTCTCTTGTGCAGAGGCTAAACTAGCAGCCTCGTTTAATGCTGTGGGGGCTTCCGCCGTGTCCACTGTTTCTTGTTCCATTTTAAATCTCCGTTAAGTTAGCGGTATATTCATTAATCTTGCCTTCTTGTAAGATGACTTGAAAATGGTTGTATACCTTATCAATAAGTCTTAATTCTATCCACAACCGCTCTCTGCCTTTTATGTCATCGCTAGTTGTGTTGATCCATTCTAGTAGTACCTGTTTCTTTAGTTCCTCTATTGATTCTTCATATAGTGGGTTATCTAATAAGTCTCGTACTAATTGCTTTCTGTCCATTATCCTATTTTAACCTGATCTCCTGTCTCTAGTTCCATGTTTAGTTCTGCCATCTTAAACTTGGCATCCATTTTGGTTTCGTTAACTTCGTTCTCTGCCTTCATCTGCTTGACAGCCAACTCACCCTGCTTAACCTGAGTGTCCACTTTGATAGCCTCTAGTGTGGCATCTTGCATTGGGTCTGGTTGAGGTGGTGCCTGTTCTTGTGGTGGGGTAAGGAAGTCATTAACATTCTGGTAACCCATCGACTTAATCAGTGAGGACGATATGTTATATAGGTTCTCTTCTGATATCATCGGTGAACCAGACTGCTTAGCATCTTTGGCCATTTGAACAAGGTTGCTAAGTTGCATGATCTGCTGATCTTTATTGCCATGTCCTAATGCTACCGAAACTGTGGCATCCATCTTATCAGACCAAGAGGAAGGATCAACAGGGACCCACTCCTCACGTAACTTAATAACTCGTTCTCGATCCATGTTCTTAACTAGAAGTTCATAGATACGGCACATGAGTTCCTTAACCCCTGTCTCTGCAAACTGTCTAGCAACAAGTTCTACCCTGCTCTGTGCAGCCGTCATAACGGCGTTAACAGCAGAGGCGGTAGTGTGGCTAGTTAGTGCTTGATCGTTTAGACCCTGGGTGGTTCTACTTACTCCAGCCCTGGATTCTCTTACATCATCAAAGTATTGCAACATCTGAAATACAAAGGGTTCTAATGGGGGCGTAGCCAAAGGCATTACAGCGTTTGGCGACTTAACCCTGACTATACCACCCGGGCGTGCTGTTAGGAGGTCGTCCAAATTCGCTTGACCTTCAAGCACAGCGTATCTACCAAAGTTCTGGTTATAGGCGTTGTCCATCAGATTTCTCATCAGGGTACTTTTTATCTTTTGTAAATCCATCACAAGGTCGGCTATTGATAGGCCAAAGAACTTATGTGGAATCTTGATTGGTGTAATGCTGATAAACGGTATGTTGTCTACAGCATCGTTAGACAGGACATATGATCCAACAGTGCAAACCTTTCTTAGTTCTGCAATGCCATCGTTATCATAGTCTGTCCTAATGAATGATTCGTGCAGGTAGTATTCCTCTAGTGCCTCTTCTGTGCTTGGGTTGTTATCAATCCCAAACATGTTGCCAGAGTCATCAAAGGAGAATCGAGCATTTCGCTCAGGACCCCAGGATTGTGCATAGGCATCGCCACCTTTAAGATCTTCTTTCTCAACATCTGGGTACATCTCACGTAGATCAGATAAGGTCTTACGTACTCTGTGGCATACAAACCTTGCATCCTGTATGTTCTTGGCCTCACGGTTAATAAGGAACTCTTCGGGTGGGACATTATCAACTTCTACTTCACCACCAGATGTGTGTCGTTTGATCACTACATCATGTTCGAATCCAGACCCTTGAACTCCCATCTCATCGTAAACCGGGTACTCATCATGCTCAACAACCTCAACCTCATCAACAGAGATTAAAGCCTCAAATTCTATATCGTTTAGACCGGCATACTCTTCACGTATCTCCTCATCAAAATCATTCCACCAGACCTTGATGATACCGTTCTTCTGTAGGAGTGCATCAGTGAACCACTGGTACATGATCTCCCACCCATTGTTCTGTCGTTGTAGTACATAGTTAACATAGTCTGTAGCCTGCTTTGCTATGGCTACATCATTAGGGCCATCAGGTTCAAACTGTACCAGTTCATCACCAGATGCAAACACCCTCATCAGACTTGGCTTGATCCACTCGATGGTATCCTGTACCGTAGAATCTACGTACTGTGATCTGCCATCAACCTCATTACCAAAGGGTTCACTAAAGTAATACTGCATAGCCTTAGCACGTTGCTCGGATATGGTATCACCATAACCTAGAGCATCGCTTATTTCTCCGTCAATCCTACTTACGATATCTTCTTCTGTGACCTTTTCTTTGCTCATTAGTAAATTCCCATTTCCTGGTATTTTAGCGGTTTATCGAAATCAAAGTTCCAAGTATCATCTGAGCCTGCTACACCAAACCTACGGCTTTGAAAGCAATACCTTAGGGCACTCATCGTGTCATCCCTGATAGGTACTATCTTGCCGTCCTTTCTGTGATACTGCCTGTATTCTTGTAGCAGATGTGAGAGGCTTGATTTAACCCTAAACTTCCCAGACTCCATCCACTGTATCATCTGTTGTATCCCTTCTTCTACCGAATTAGACCCTTTGATCTGGCCCAATGCAGGGGGATTAGTAAAATGCTCCAACATAAAATTACAACCATGCTGACGATACTGATCAGCAAGGCCAGGGTTACCCATAGAATCACGCCTGTTGCCATCATGAGGGTATGCAATAGGGATAAACCCGGGCCTTCTAAGAATCTCCTTAGCGTGTTCAGCAGGACTTCTTTTGTTGGCATTGTAGGCATCGTAAACGTAGAAAGTTTCCTCTTCAATGTCTAGTGCTGCCCATACAACTGCTGTGTCGTGATCCCATCCAAAATCTATCCCCGCTATTCTTGGCCAATGATCCTGTATCTCGATATCCTCGTAAACTAATTTCTCTTCTGGTATTGGAAAAACCAATCCCGAACCAATTGTAGGTTTACCGTACTTCCTCATCTCCCTCTCATGTGGGGAGTAAGCAGAGAGAATCTGATCCATAACATCCTTATCAAGATGTCCTGGTCTTCCCTGCATGGTTCTGATGTCTTCTGAGGCATCATCCCATGTAGCGTTAGTTAGACTCTGCCCCTTCTTTATGTTGTTCATAAAGGCACTTACAGTCTCTGTCATGCCCTTCTCTGGGGTAAAGGTAAGGTACACCATACCCCGGCGATCAAGCGTCCTGGTGACGCTCTGGGAGTAAAGGGACCTATCAGGTTCCTCATCCAACCAGATGCAATCAACAGAACGACCCATCCATTTCTCAACCCCAGACTCATACGACTTAAAGTGGACCGTAGAGTTGGTCCCACTTGTATGGCGAACAAGAGCCAGGGCTTTAGCGTTTGGTACGCCTGGCTTACGCTCAGACGATACTATGTTGTCCTTAGGTATACAACCAGTGCCCCACTGTGTAGGGTCCTCTGGTGGGCCTAACAGTTCGGCCTGGCATATGTCCCTGGTGCTTTCATTAGACACACCACCAACCCATGCTGTAATAGCCTTACCGTACCTACGACCTTGCCACCATGAAGGGTATATCCCTGTAAGGTGCATGGCCATCTCCATTGCTCCACTATAAGATTTTCCTATACGGTTGGCACACATCAATAACCTTTGGTTATGTAGTATGCCGGTATCGTGGAATTCCTTTTGAAAAGGGTAGGGATCATAGAACTCGATCTTACTATACATCTGCCTTTTCTTTAGTTCTTTAGCGTTAGCAATTGCCTCTTCTAATCTTTCTCTCTCACC